TACTCTAATAGGGTAGTCTTGCATTTAGTGTAGTCCTCTATGTCAATAGAGTCAGCAGCATGCATTTCAAGTAAAATATAAATGGAGGCAAGGACAGTATAATTGTCCACCTTAGCCTTAAGAAACTCATCAATGTTGTAACTTTCCCTTATTGCAGCAACCATCTTATACTTCTGTTCCCTTAACTTTGACTTGTTTAGTTTCTTGTAGGATTCTATACAAGCGTTGATGAGTACTTCAGCTTTGGATTCTGAAAGGTTACGTGCCTTGGATATGGTGTTGTACACCTGATACTCCTTGAAGATATCTGTATTGTGGAAATACTCTTTCAGGATCACCGCAGACTTAGAGTCCTTGTTATTCAAGGTGTCTGTAGTGAACTGTCGAACTAGAAGCTCGAAGAGCAAACCACTGTTTCTTAATTTATTGTGTTTTATAGCCAACTTCGTATAGTTTTAATAGGGAGCGACCCCGTATTATTATAAATATCACTTGTTACAGGCTAAGAAGGTTTCGCTCATCTAGTAATGATAAAGGTTCTCCTTTGTCCTCAAACAAGTTTATCTTTTTACCGGGCTTGATTTTGTCCAAATCAGACTTCCTTAATCCTTCATTGTACATACCTTTGCGTGGATTAGGCTTTAATGAATCCTTCTTGTACTTGTTCTCCATATCTGTCTTACCTAAAGGATCTCTACCCATAGCTGACTTGTCTGTACCTATAATTGACTTATGCGTGATAGGCCTGCCTACGGATTTCTTTTCATCATACCCGTCCGGTACTGAATTAGGTCCTGATGCGTTGTTCTTGTATATGGAAGCTAAATCATGTGGGGTACCATAAGATACACCTGTTAGTGCAGGGTCATTTCCTTCTGTTTCTATTTGAGAGTATCGGAACTTACGTTTCACATCTTCTGCAACTAAGTCTCTTTCAGTGTTGATTTGGTCTTCACTCATTTGGAAGATGTTATCATATATCCAGTCAGTGGACATTAATCCTTTCTCAGTCATTTGGTTGGCTAAATCAACTTTCTCTTTCAAGAGGGCTATACGCTCTTGTTCATGGAGGATAGAAGGTCTAGCTAATGTGATGTCGAAGTTTTGCAAGTCCTCATCTTCATATCCTAGTAGTGTTAGGTGTACTTGTGCTATTTTGTTTAACTGTGCTATTGCACATCTCTGTACATATTCAATTTGTTTAGAAAAACTTAAACTTAAACCGGATAAAGTTGATTTTCCATTCAATTCATCCGAATAATTCAGGAATGCTTTAGGTACTTTAAGGGCAGATAACATCTTATTAAGGAAGTAATTGATGTCATCCATGCCTGTGTACTCAAGCCCTTTAGCTGTATCAATACGGGTGGTGGTGTCATTTCCTCTAACAGGAATATGGAAATCCTCAAACAAGTTCATCATGTTGAACTTATAATTGAATTGTCCTGTTGCAGGGTCTATGAGAGGACTCTTCTTTTGGTTGGCAATGTGTTTCTGCATCATTGCATCTATCTCATTAGGAGGAAGATTACCTACGTTATAATAGAATACTCTTTTCTCTGCTGATTTAGTAACCCTATGTGTGACAGCAGCGTCCTCTAACATCATGTAAGACTTAAACAATTTACGTGCAGGCTCGAGCCACGAGTTGTGTACTACTACCCCATTAGCAATAAAGTTGTGATTTTCGGACTCTACGTGTATGTCATAGGTTAACCCCTTACCTCTTTCTTCTATTACCACTATAGGGTCTAAAATGATGTTTTCTAAACCTTCTTTCTTATACTTACGAGCTTGTGCTTTTTTCTTTCCGTCAAGATAGAAACCTAATATGTAAGCTTGACTCTTTTTGTAAGTCTTTCCTCTAAATACTACAGTGTCTTTTTTCTTTCTCTCACAAATCTTTCCTGATTTTATTTTTAATCTTTGTAGTAAAACTTTTAAATCTTCTAACATTTCCTTATTAGCAAGCTCTACCGCATACGCATTACAATTCCACTGATCAGTTTGCATAGACCCATCTGCATCAACTAGCCCCTCTATAAATGCAAGTTGTACACTCTCAGGTTGTTCAAATATCCAAGAAGGGAATCGTTTAGTCTTAGCCTTACCTTTAAATCCATTTAATTTTAGAACTGTGTATAAAGCCTTTGAATGGCAGAATGCTTGAGATGCTATGTTAGTATTTTCAATCTTCTTTAAAGATTCTCCACAAGGTTTACCTGAGAAGTCTTCTAGTATCTTTCTGTACTTTTTATTATTTTCATCGTGTACTCCTTGTGCAAAACAAACACAAGTCTTGGATAACCAACCGTCACCTAACATGAATCCAAATAATCTTGCAAAGTCTTCTGTGAAAGTGTCTGGGATGTATTGCATTAAGCTCTGCCATCCATTCTTTTTATCTAACCCTGTCAAATCTTTGTTGATAAGATTATTAGGTGAAGGTTTCTTATAAGAATAGTTAGACAAAGCTACTAGATCCTTTATATTAAGGTCTTTAATTTCTTTGTATTTAAGCTCTCCCTCTGAATAGACTAACACAGGGTGATTACCACTACCTTCTATAAAATTATTTTTTGTAGAGACTCGGTATATTTTCTTTTCCCCTGAACATACTTGCTTTAATACTTTAGTAAGTTCATATTTATCTTCCTTCTTGTTATAGGACCATACATTATCCCCTTCTTGAATTAGGTCAATTGTCTTAGCCCCAAATTCAGTCTCTACATAAGAGTTACCTACGAGACATCTACCATAAGGAAGGTAATTTGAATCTTTTAGTAATCTAAAGTGAGCAATTTCGTAGTTTTCGTATATTCTATGACTCTTAGATTGATTGATTGAACTACCTCCTCCGCTTATAATACCAGGATCCTGTATAAATCTTATATAATCTGCATCATTAGCATCTAATCCTTCCTCTCTTGTCATCTCGTAAGGAGATAAAACTTGAGCTCCGTAGATACCAAATTGCTCAGAAAGTCGTAAATTTAGGTACGCATCACCGTACTTAAGCATGGTTCTAATCCACATAGGAAGATTAAATTCCACGTTTAAAACACTGTAAAATAGGTTATACAGTTCATCTTGGATGTTTTCAGAAGAAGACCTTATTGACAAGACTTCATTGTTCATCTCATTAACTTGCGTAGCTTCTTCACAGATTATATCCAATGCAGGGGCTACTATAGCATCTGTGTCCATGGATTCATAGTCAGCATATAATTGAGCTCTTGTAATCTGCATACCATACCCAGTGCCAGATGTCATCAATGAACTATTACTGTAAAGTCTTGTATATCTGTTAGCGAGAGTGTTATGTTGAAGATTACCAAAAGCCTGTACACCATTGAAGTCAGAGACTTTGATATACTTACCACCGTTCCTTTTAATAATAGTATCGGTGGTGAACTTCTGCTTAAGTTGTGCGAATAATGCCTTGTTAGCCAATTGAGATTAGTTTTAATTAATAAATATCGTTCGTACTACATGACCCAACTGTAGTCTTCTAGTTCTCCTGTAACAGGGTTGGGCATCATATAAGGTTGGGTGGTAGGTCTCCTGTTGCTGTACGACAGTTTCATATTAGTGCTTTGTATATTATTAAGACAAGCTCTTTGCATATCTAGCCCTTGTGATGCATGCGCTAATGCTGTGTCTCTTAAATAAGCACCTATAGCTAGAGGGATTAGTAAATCATCATTACAACCATTCTTGGCTGTAGGCTTATTACCTTTCCAGATAAACGTCCTCATCTCTAAGTAAGCTCTCTTGGAAGGTATCCTAATACTTCTCTCCATAACCATTTGCCTTAAGGCATTGAGTAGGTTAGGTCTTGTGGTTGTAGATGTAGTAAAGCCCGGAGTCATCTTATCCTCATCTTGATATTTGTACAGATATTGGGACACACTAGACGTATCCCCTTTAAGGGACTTGTAGACATTCTTGTAACCGGAATCTGTCACATAGCTACATGTGGTGTTACCTATACCAGTATTTTCCACTATAAGGAGTGCGTAGTTATACTCAATCGAAACCATTACAGCAAACGTTGCCAAGTCCTTTGGATTCTTATCCCCCTTATACTCCGCTATTTGATTACCTGTGACTAAGTCTATTATCTGTACCGTAGAAAAGTCGTTACCATCTCCTCTTGAGGTATCCACTATAACAGCACAGTTTCCTACTTCTTCAGGAAATTTCCATACCCAAAAAGATTCATCTTTCTCTCTTCTAAGTGCAGGCTCCTCTAATTGCTCCTTGTAAAAATCTAAATCCTCAGGTTCAAAGTAGGTATTACCTGATGTGAGAAATTCCGTATCACACTCTTGCATTGCAAGTCTCTTACCTAGCTCCTCGTCTTGGTCTTCTCTCCATTTTTGGTCATGGTGAGGATGAACTTGCCAAGGTAGCTTGACCGGTATGTAAGGATTCTCGTTTAGCTCCGCCTTTGTAAACAGTTCATAGAACTTGCCATCAGCCCCATTTGGGGTTGAGAGGGCTACACACTTACCTCCTGTAGCTAATGTTTGCTGTGCGGATGCATAAGTCTCTTCATCTTCCTCTACGAAAGCTAACTCATCAAATACAAGAAATGTAGCCGTTTTACTGCGTGAGGCGTCCCTTGATCCTGATAATGCTTCTATCTTAGCCCCATTAGCTGCTACGACCTTCTTCTGATTAGCCTCTGTGGTATTAGCATTTGCCATGTCTATCATCCATGCAGGAATCTCCTTATAAGCGAACTTGAACTTGTCAATCATCGCCTTAGCGATATTGGTAGTAGGGGCAAGACAGAGTGTAGAGGAGTCAGGTTTGAATAAGAACAACCATAGTGCGTAGGCAGAACATAAGGTAGTAATACCTAACTGTCGACTCTTCAGTATGACTATTCTGTCCCTAGAGTGTATCAGATGAAGTAACTTACGTTGAAACTCGAACAACTCGAATTTGCCTCTCCCTAGTTCATTCATCTGTATCCAGACGTACTTTATTATGAAGTATTCAGGGGAAGCTTTACACCTAGCAAACTCCTCTATCGCAACCTGCTTTAGGTTTATAGGTGCAGATACTCCATCTTTAGGTACTACTATTTGTCTCTTAGCTGCTTTGGCCATGATTCTTTAGTTTATTTATGTGATAACGATCACGAGCCTTCTTATCTACAGTTTCCTTATTCCTGTAGTACCACCTTTTGGTAGCTTGGCTCTTTGCTTCCTTGACTTCACTTTCAGTGAGGTATTTCTTTATTCTGCCCATCCGTCCAAATGTCTTATTTCCTTGTCTTTTGTGTAATAGAAGTTAGGAGATGTATATAACTTGCTTTCGTCTTTACCTAACTTCTTTTCCTTTTTTTCCTTCCAGGCTTTTCCTTTCTTCACATTTGCATTATGGTTTATCTCAAGATATACCACTTTAGATACTCCATCCTTTGCATCAATAACCTGTCGGAGAAACTCCCCTTCTGTATATAGTGTGGATATTGTGGTTAGATGTCCTTTATGCTTGAGATTCCTTCTGTAATCATCTTGACATTCCTTTAGGTTAGGTATGAAGGATGCATTATCTAGTATTACTAAGTCTGCCGGTACTGCTTCTGTAGTGCTACTTTCTGCAATAAGATAAGACCCGTTTTCAAACTCTATTCTCCATCCTGAATCTTCTACCATTACAGGTTTTATATCCTTGTGGAGCCTGTTGTAAGCCTTTAGGAAAGGTACGAATATGTCTTTTGCAGATAGTCTTGATACGCTTACAGAGGTAATAACCTTACCTTCAAAGAAGGTCATCAACCATAATGTATAGGCTGATAGGACAGTAGTTATCCCCATCTCTCTTGCTGTATTTATTAATGTTTCCTTCTGAGACTTGATTAGTGTTGTGATTTGTGTTTGGTAGGGGTAAGGTCTTATTATATTGTAAGCATGGTACTTATCTCTCATCCAAAAATAGGTACGAAGGAAGTACTCAAAGTCTTTCTTGCACTTGTTGAACTCCTCAGTTATCATAAATGTATCTTCCAGAATGTACCTACTCCGTAGGTGATTTGACCATTTGTGTTTATACCTGTCTTAATCTCGAATATCTTGTCTTTCTTTGTCTTATACAGTAGTCCTGCATCAATTGAATTGATTAAAGAAAGGGGGTTACCATTTACGGTACCCCCAATGTAGACTTGGTTTACAGGAATGAACGGCTCCTTTACAGTTACGGTGTTGGTGATTACAGGAGTCTTTAGTTTGAATAGGTAGTTGGTTCCTTTTATTCGGTTTTTAAATATAGTGTCTATTACTGACACTGATGAACTATCTAGCTTTACTGTATCCTTGTATATGTTTTCAGCTAAAAATGCATCTCTAAGAGATTCAAATTGAGCTTTCAGCTTAGTATAATTAGTGTCAGGGATGTATTGTGTATCCTTTCCTGATACCTTGTAAGGTATGGTTTGTGTGATGGTAGGATATACATTAGTTACAGAGCCTTGATGACTCTTCCAAGAAGTGTCAGACACTATGGTGATTGTAGGTTTGTTATCTACAGTTTTAGGTGTGTCAGTACACCTTTGTAATAGCATTATTCCTAATAGGAATAGGCAGATAAAGCTTATGAAATTGTCTTTGATGTATTGCATGATATCTACGATAGGATTAGCCCTATATTAATAAATATCACGAAATTTATAGTGAAGTGTTTTGTTTAATGTTTTAGAGATTCAGTGTAACCCCTCATCAATGTATTACCCATCAGGTAAGCCTCGTCCTCCATCTCCTTCAAGTGTTCTGAACCTTTTGTATAGTCATCTGAAACAGCTCCTATTTTCTCATCTGATAGGTCTCCTCTATGTCCTTGTAGTGCATGAATAAACTCATGAGAACATGTTCTTAGACAGTCTTTAGGGGAACGTCCATTGGTGAATATAACTACCTTATTATCCTTATGAGTATAGTACCCTGTCTTGTCTAATATATCATCAGGATTATTCTCTGTTGAGAATATAATGGTAGGATAAGGTTTCAAATCAAAACCTTGAGACTTGAAGTATCTTACAAGACCTACTATATGTTGCTTTAAGGATTGGAGTTGGGAAGGTGTCATAGGTTATTTGTTTTCATCAGGCGACGGAGGTAAAGGAGACTCTTCAGCTCCACCTTCCCCACCAGCTACTGCTTTATCTTGTTCATCAGGATTGGTTGTGTCAATTGGGTTTTGTCTCATTGCTATACCTATTTGGTCTAGGCATTGCTCGTATTGTGAATTAACTCCTAAGTCATAAGTTTTACCTAACACTCTAGCTCTGAAGTAATCTGTTGCAGCGAACTTGTCAGGATAAGTAACCATTTGAGGTGTAGGATCATATTTCAAATCCATGTAGTTTGAGTTCTTGAATACTACACGGAATGTTGTAGGCCTCTTAGAAATACATTTAATGTCGGTGACCACATCGTGCACTTCCTCGTCTGCTATATCAGACCAGTCCTTCTGTGAAGTAAGTAGTTTCATCAAGGTTAAACGTACCTTAAGTGACTTACGTAGAACTTTATCCATATCAGATTCCTCCTGTTCTTTTACCTCAGGAGAGATGTCAGCTTCGTAGATGGTACGTTTGAAATGTTCAAATATATTATCTTTCATTAGGCTTTTGGTAATTTTATTATTTCTTTTTGAAGGTCGTAAACTTGGTTGACCAGATTTTGTACATGAGCTATTTCAGTATCAGAAAGGTAATGCTTCTTGTTTACCCAAACCAGACTGACAATACCTTCATATATAGTCCATCCTACCTTAAAGTCGTATGATAAAGCTATCTGATACTTCTCTAGCATTCTCCTGTCATCCTCTGCTAGTTTATCTGTCTCGATAATTGCATATCCTTCCTTGGCATCATTAACCTTATCTAATACCGCTCTGTAATATCCTGCTGGAACACTTTGGAATGAGTCTAGTAAAGGTGCTACAATACCATCTGTTTTCTCTTCTATCATTGAGACAAAGTTCATAGAGAATCCGAAGTGGGTTTTGGTTCCATTATGATATGCATATAAACAAGCACGGCTACATTCTGTGTAGCCTTGTAATTGTATTAATACTTCCTTTATCTTTCTTTGGACTTCGTTGTTGTGCTTGAGAGTACTGTCAATAGCTTCAATCTTCTTAGATTCATTTCGTTTCTCTCTTCTCTTGGCTAGGAAGCTTTTGAGTTCCTCCACACCTAGTAAGCATATTACCGTTATGATTGACCCTAGAATGTACTGTACAGGATTAGTTGTGGAAGGGGTTACTACTTGTAACAATAATGAGCTGATATACATACTTAGTCGGTCAGTTTTAGAAGTTTGATAGTTAGGTTTCCTGAGCCTTTTATCACTCTATGGAATGTTTCCTTAGGTATAAATATCGGAGTATTCATTGATAAAGGAAGTTGGTTGTCCAATTGTACCAACCAGTCGGTAGGGTGCATAGATTCTACGATTCTATCTTCTCTATCCCTGTGCCATACAAGCTCCTCTTGGGGGGTATCTTGAGAGAACTCCCTGATGAAATATTGTCCGTCTTTTGTTTCTGTGAAAGGTAAATTCATATAGTATAAATATCAAATAGAATTGCCCACCACCCCTACATTAATAAACCAAGGCAAGCTTAGTCCTTCGAGGTGAGCAGGCAATGTGATAGTCGTCACTATCTAGTTTATGCCCCCTAAGGAACGAATCTAATTCAAAATAGAACGTTGATTATCGGGCTCAACGTCCAAAGCCTTTGCAGGCCCCAAACCAAAGGTAAAGAGCAAATTAACCCTCCTCGTGGAAAGGGTACTTAGCTTAAGGTACTAAGATTGAGACAACAAGTGTCATACCAATGCCTTCACCCTTTGGGTGATGCTTTGCAAAAATACGGAGAATTTGAATGCAAAATACAAACAATTTCTCCGTATTTGAAAAGACCCTCAAAGTGAGCATCGTGGAGAGGCTTAGAAGGTGTATTATTGTTTAACTTTTTAATAAATTATTAATCAATAAGTTCTACCAATACCCTGCAATGTTGCTTGAAAGGTTTAGGCTCTTAGCATAGTGTGTGATTCTGCACGCCCAGTAGCCAGCCGTGGTTTTATCTTTCTTCATTGGACAGTTATGCCTAGCGGAGAAAGCCTTCCGAGCTTTAGGATCTTTTATCTTTACAGATAATCCTCCGTGGGCATCTCCGAATTGAATCTTCTTGACCTTTCCGGTCTTAGAGTTCTTTACAAACACTACGAATTTCTTCTTGCCAGAAGGGTTACGGTGAGGAGTGTTAAGGGTTACGGACTTACCTTGATACTCCGCTTCCTTTAAAATGTATTCCTCAGTTAGTGGATAATCTAAAGGGACTCTTATACCATTGTATTCTCCGAACAATCCTAAGTCTGTTTCCAATAGGAATTTATCGACTCCCTCCACTTCAATCTTACCTTCTTGTAGTAGATTTCTAGCTTCGTTAAATAGATGATAAAAGGTATTACTACCAGGTCGGTAAATGTTTTCATTTAAGGGTGTTTGTGTTTTAAGGTGATATTGAAGTCCTTCGGAAAGAATAGTTCCTTCTTTTGCTTTAATCATGTTGAGGTATTGCGTTTAGAATTAATGCAGCTACATTTATATCGTCGCTAAGATACGCTGTACCTCCTCTCTTAATAGTAAGGTCGGTCAATGCGATAAGACTCTTTAATTGCCCTTTATCAAAGCCAGAAGGTTTTACTTGCAGGATAGTTACTTTACTTTTTTGGTACACACTGTCTACCACTTCAGCTATAGAGAATACACCTTGCATCTCCTTTGTGATACAATAAAAGTGAATGTTACATTCATTCTCCTTTTCATCCTCCTCCCTCTTTTGGCATTCAGGTGTCCAATCTTCAACTACGGGATTA